AGAGCTTTCGTTCTTCAAGGTCAACGTCAGTGAATCGAAGAGGCTCGGTAGAGCGTCCTATGGTCGTTTCAGTCGCTGAAGCCATCAGAAAGGGCGATACCATGTCTTCGTACACCTTGGCATTCGTAGCCGTTGAAACGTACTCTGACGTCCATATACGGGTCTCGTAGCCACGCTCTCGCAGTTTATTGTAAATGGTTTCCTCGCATTGAGGCGTTCCTAGAAAGATTATACGACAGTCCTCATCGGGCTTTATGATGGCTTCGAACTCCGATATGGCGGTGCCTAGCTTGTCCCTCATGCCTTGCGTGGCGCTGTTGTTGGCTACCTCGACGTCATCAGCGATTATGATGTCCGCTCTTGATCCCGTTAGCTGGGAAGTGATGCCTAACGACTTGACCGACGGAGCGTGTGAAGCTGGCGCTGGACCAACGTCAAAAGAGATCTTGGAGAAGCGTTGACCGTCCTTTGGCTTGAGACAAGCTAGGATGGGCATGTCGTTGATAAGGCGTAAGGTAAACGTCGAGAAGTCGTCCGAACGCGTCTTGGACGCTGAGACCACCAGTATGTTCTTTGAGGGGTCGAGTAGGAGTTCGTGCAGGACGAATACGGAGGTTAGCCAAGACTTCCCGCATCCTCTGAATGCTTGTATGACAGCGCGTTTGGGACCGTGTTGCAGGTAATCGGCTATGTCGTATTGAAGGGGCGTTGGATCGGGTAGACCCAGATGCTTCCAACAAAGAAAAGTGAAGTTACGAAGGTCTCGGAGTTCTGGCGGTATGGTCGTCACTTGGACTGTCTCATCGCTTCCTTGTCTTCGTCCTTGTCGTCAAACGGGAGGACTTCTGCGAGGTTGCCCAGAGGCGATCCTTGCTCGCTTAAACTGAGTACGTCGTTATCTTTCAATAGCTGTCGGGCGCCGTTGAGTATAGCGGCGTTTACCTCGACTTCGCCGTCCTTCATTTCCTGAATGGATTGCTTATAGGTATCGGCAAGAAGTACTTGCAGGTTTTCGAGTTGTTCTCTTTTGGTCGTCATAAGTGTTACTTTCCCACGCGTTTTAAAGCGAGATTGTGAGATTGTGCAAAGGTACGTCCCTTCTTCATCTCTGTTTCCATTAGCTTAATGTGTTTTTTAGAATGATGTTTTGAATGACGCTTAAGGGTGAGTTGCTGTCTTTTGGTCATAATATTGTTCAACACTTCCAGCGACGTAACGCCAGAGCCTTTCTAGTTGGTTTTCCCTTACTGTCTTTCATCGGTCCCTTGACCCCGCTCATACGCGCGCAGAACGAACGCTTGCGTCCGCCCCCTTGCGGTTGTGGAGCTTTAAGGTTGGAACCCGTAGCGCGGTTGTATTTACGTCTGCCTTTAGCTGTAAGACCGCCCTTCTTGCTTTTCTCGCCACGTCCTATGGATAGCGAAACTCCTTTTCTCTTAGCCATATTACTTCTTAAAGCCCCGTTTCATCTTACCGTAGGCTTTGGGCGATATGGTTGATTTGCTTTTGGAGCGGCTAATACCGAGTTTCCTGCGGTTGTTAATGTTTGCGTATAATCCTTTTTTCTTTTTCATAAGTAGTTATCTCCGCATAAGCATCTCCATCATGCGGTCAAGTTTGCTGTTGATTTCCTTAACAGTCGTTTCCAACCCGCTCATGCGGTTTTCAACGGCTGTATCGCGTTCACGTTGAGTAGCTAGTTCGACTTCAATTTTGGTAAGACGTTGTTCATCAGCGTCCAGACGGTCGGAAAACTTCTTTCCCAACCACCCGAATACACCAAGAACCACTGCTAGTACGGAGTCGAGAAAGTGTGATATTTCTTCAGGCATGTCGTTTAGGCGGATATTTCCGTTATGGTTATTGACGAGGACATTACGCCTCCCAGTTTTCTAGCTCCTCCGTAACCGTTAAACCCAACAGTACCTGCGTGACTTCCTCCCGCTCGTACTTTAAAAGTCGTTGCTGACGTCGTTCCTGCGGTCATGAAGTGATTGAAGGAAACAGTGTTCATACGTCCTCCGCTTCCCATTTCTTCAAAACAAGCTGCTAATGCGTTTGCAGTGGTGTCTTGAAACAATCCAACCATGCCTTGCTGATCGTCTCCTGGAAGAGAGAATACGCATACCACTTCGATCTTTAGTTTTGAGTTAGTTGCCGTAGGCGTTATAGCCAACGTCATGAACTCGTTACCTTCGGTGTTTTGCGGGATGGTATCGTCGTTTACCATGACCGTAGTTCCCGAATCGTAAGCTCCGTCAGTGACGTTTACCACTTGAAGTATCTTTCCGTTGTCCGTGACGTTCGTTAACAAAGAGCCGTCAACGGCGGGGAGTTTTGCAGCGGCGGTGAGTTGAACGACGTTGTTGGCTGCCGTGCCTAAAGTAACGTCTGATAACATTCGTGTGTGTGCCTGTGTAATTGCCATATATAAGTTGAGTTAAGAGGTTTGTGGTCTAAAGTTATCCTATTACGACTACGTTGATGTATTTGGAAGTAAATGCCGTTCCAGTACCCGTTCCAGTATCGGCAAAATCGACGTAACCCGAATCTGCTAATTGAACAGTGCAAGTGGTAGCAGTCAAACCTGTCACAATAGCTCCGAAATAGTTTCCCGAAGCGTCAAAGGCGTTAGTAACTTCTTGAGTATTCGCACCAGTGTCAAGTATTGGCGAAACGTATATCTTGACCTGTACGTCAGTCGTTCCAAGGTTATGAGTGATGGTATGGGTAGAACCGTTGGCAACCGTCACGCTTCCGTGAGACGTAGCGTATCCAGATGCGTATTTCTGTACTGCTCCGATTAACGTGCCGCCAGTTGTTCCGATGTCCGAATCGCTAGTTGAAGTACGCAGCTTGCCTGTGTTGTCCTGCCAGAGCCTATAAGCCGTACCATCTGCCGAATGCCAGTTTATAAAGCCTACGCCGTTCTCAGAAGCCACCCCGTACAAACCGAAGTTAGCGGCTCTTGACGAGCTTGAAGCTTTTAATATAACTGATTGAGACGCAGCTATGGTAGACTTGTTCGCTTGGGCGTTTCCTTCCACATGCAAAGGCGATGCAGGAGTGCCAGTACCGACCCCTACGTTACCAGTCGTTGTAAGTTTGCCAGTGACTGCCAAGTCTCCGCCGACCGAAGCGTCGTCAGTAACGGTCAAGTCGTCCCCGACAGAAATGTCTCCCGATGCCGTTACGTCTACTGAAGTCGTGTTACCAGTCACAGCCAAGTTACCACCTACGGAAGCGTCGTCCGTGACCGTCAAGTCATCTCCTACAGCTACGTCTCCAGACGCCGTGACGTCTACGGCAGTGACGTTTCCAGAAGCAACCACGTTGCCTGTAGCCGTTACGTTGCCTGTAGCGCTGACGTTGCCTGTAGCGCTGACGTTGCCAGTTACGGCTACGTTACCAGCTACCGTGCTACCCGCTCCGATTGGTTGGGTATGTCCACGTGGTATGATTACTACCTTCGAGGTGTTGGGAGGAGGTGAAGTAAAAGTTATCTTGTTGGTCGTGGCATTGATCGCATATGCAACCGTGGGTTCTTGAAGAACTCCGTCAATGGCTACTTCGTATGCCGTGTCGTCCCCAAGCGTTATGTCCGTTGAGAACGTAAACTCGGTGTCTGAACCGTCACCCGTAAAGGTTTGTTTGACTGGAGAGGTTCCCAACCCGTGAATGTTCGCGCTGATCTGTCCGTCCGTATAGGTCTTTGTAGCTGCGTCTTGCAAACCAGTAGGGTCGGCAACGTTTAAGATTCGTAAGTTCTTGGCGTCCCATTGCGTACCTCCTACGGCTTTTTGCAAAGACGTTTCGTTTAACTCGCCTATCTCTTCGTTCAAGTACAAGTTATGCAAATACGACTTGTCCAACTCGTCCTCGGTCAATACCGAACCATTGGTAAAGTCAACGAAAGGATTGCTCCCGTCGGCGTTTGAATCGCGTCTTACTCGGACGACTTGTCCCGCAGTAGCTCCCGAAGTCAGAACGATTTTGGAAGGAGAAGTAGCTATCGTGTAGTGGGTCGTTATTGTTTTTACGACGCCGTCAATTTCGACAACGACGTGTGAGTCTTCGAGGTACGGAAACGAGAACGCAAAATCCGTTTGCGCAGCCGTTGCGGTGTAATCGACGTATGTATTTGCCATAATGTTTATTTATTAGTTATTCAATTCCAAGAA